GCCCGCCCACCAGCTCGCCCATTGGCTTGCTGGCACAGAGGTCAAGTCCTCCATTTGAGAGTTTCGTCGTGTCGGCTTGGTCAGTGCGGTGACAAGGGTTCTAAGTCGGGCATCAAGGGCTTTCACCCGGTGGGCCTGGACCGACGGACTAACGGCTTCAGATTCCTGCTTCATGACGCCTCCGATGCTGTTGAAAGGACCACATCCTACGTTTCTTTGCGTCAGTTCAAAGTTTTCTTGCATTGCTACGTTGTTTGGACTACATTACTTCGAACGTAGGACAAAGTTTCTTTGCAAGGATTCGAAATGAGCCAACGAAAGCGGGAAGACCAAACGGGACAGTTTGCGGCGCCGATTGCGCTACCTCTGATGACCCGAGAAGCGTTTGCAGCAGCCGTTGGCTTGGATCCAGGGGTAGTCATTGCCCAATGTGAGCGTGGCTACTGGCCAGTGATCAGCGTTGGGAAACGTGTTCTGGTCAATGTGGAGGCGGTTCGAATCCTGGCTGCTGAGAAAGCCAAGGAGTTCACGCTGTGAGCCTGCGCCCCTATACCCACATTGATCATTCGCATCGCTGCATTGCTGCGGCCCGTCAAGGCGTTGTCCTTTGCAACAAGCTTGTCCAAGTTCGTCGCGGCCCAGTCGTCTGCTGTGCTCAGATCGTTGAAGCCCTGACTCTTGCCGGTGCCGGTGATTGCTGGAAGGTCAACGTGCTGTTTCCTTGGAACGGGCACATCACGGTGCCTGTTCGGAACGTGCGTGAGTGCTCGACGTCTGATGGCCATTGTTCTTGTCAAGCGGAACTGGAGGCCCGTCAATGAATCGCCGGGACATTCAGACTCAAGCTGATGGCGCACGCGCCCACAGCGGCAGCGAGGACGTGTGCGCCATCGGCGCCCCCGGCGAATCCCCCCTCAGTAATACGGATGGAATTCCAGAAGGCGCCCATCTAGCAGTGTGGGAAGACTCTGAAGAGCTGGTGACCGACGGTCAGGAAATCTGGTTGAAATGCAAACAGAGACAGTCCCGTGGCTTGGTGTTCATTGATTGGTTGTCTTTCACTGTTCGATGCTCTGGCACTGAGGTTCATCAAACAGCATGGGATCTTGCTGATCGCTTGCTTGCACTGTTCGGTGGCGATCTTAAAGAGGGCCGAGGAAATCACTTCTATGAGAAGTCAGTGAAGCTTGTCTCTGGTGGTGCGTTGCTGGCGATCATCTACTTCGGCGGCGCGCATCAAAAGAACACCGTGCACATTGGCCTTCCTGGGGCCGCGTGGCTTTCTAGTGACGAGAGCTTGAACCGTGCCATTTATGACCTGATGTCGGAGTTCGAAGTAGCTCACATCAGCCGTATTGACCTGGCGCGTGATTGCTTTGACGGCGAATCAAGCTACGTCGCTATGCAGGATGCATACAGCCAAGGCCGATTTAAGCCAAGTCGCGGGGTCATGCCTTCAGCGGTCAAATACGAAGATCTCGGGCGTGGCTCTACTTTCTACGTGGGTCGGCGCGAGAACGGGAAGGTGATTCGGGGCTATGAGAAATCCATGCAACTGTCCCGCAAGCAAGGTTGGTTCCGCGTGGAGATGGAGCTGCGAAGCGTGAACCGCCGCATTCCTATCGAAGCCGTTCTTGATCCCGCCGCGTATTTCGCGGGTGCATGCAGTTATCTCGCTGAACTGGCTGATACCTCAAGGGTTGAGCGCGTGAAGACATTTCAAGACGCCACTCTTTTGAGCCTTGAGCACGCAAGTCATTACCACAAGGTTGCCTACGGGCCTCTGGTCAAGTTCCTTCGCGATATCGGGCTGACGGATAGCCAGATTGTCGATGACCTCACCAATGGGGTTACCTCGAAGCCAAGGAGGCTTCGCATCGCACATGAAGACAAGGTTCTACGTGTCGCAGCGCTCGCGCCCGCTGTGATGAATACGTGATTTGGCGCCGAATCAGGAAAGTGGCAAATGAAATTCACTACACAAATTGAAGTGGTCGGCATGAAGGGTTCCAAGGGAACGCTTGAAAGCGGCCAGGCTTACGACAGCACCAAGGTCTATGCGCTGATCGACCTCGATGATTCGAAGGGGATGGCCAAAGGCAAGGCGGTCACCGAATACACGTACGGCACCAGTGCCGAATTCGAGAAGTTCAAGCACAACCCTTTCCCCCTCATATGCGAAGCCACCGTCGAGATCGTTACCACGGGGCGCGCTCAGAAGACAACCATCGTGGATCTCAAACCGGTCCAGATGAAAAAAGCTGCTTGAGTAAGGAGTAGGCATGCGTCTCTTCCTCATTCAGTCTAAAGAAACCGGGCACTTCCTGGTTCCTGCTGACGGCTACGTCGGTTGGTCTCAAAGCCTTCGCTGCGCTTTGGAGCGGGGACTGGTTGATGAAGAGGCGGGCATCGAGCTGCTCCAAGAGCATGCAGATGATGCAGAACTGGTGTTCGTACGCTTCGATGCGGACAAGCATTTCGACGGGGTTTGACCGTGGCTGTAGGAGCGCTGCAAACAACGGTGATCTGCATTCCATCGGCGAATGCAACCGCAACGGAGCAAGTCATTTGCCCTCGCCAGGGCACGCAGTACTACGTGCCGTCGAGTGTTCAAGCCTATCTCATCACCGAAGCCCAAGCTTCTCTCGTTGAAGCCGCTATAGGACCTTTCGACTACCAGTATGCCGGTGGGCTATGGGTCCTTGCGTTCAGCACCGTCGTCTCCCTTTATTTGATCAGTCACTCAATCGGTTTGGTGCTCGGCTTCATTCGCCGAGGCTAATCGCATGCGTAGCTGGGGCGCATTTCTTCCCCGGTGTTCTCAAGGAGAAGTTTGATGAAGTCTTTCAACAAGATCGCTGCTGCTGCGGCAACCATTGCTCTGCCCATCCTGGCGTCGGCACAGACCGCGCCGACTACCACCGCTCCCGATCTGACGTCGCTGACGGGTGCGGTCAACCTCAGTTCGGTGAGCACTGCTGTGCTTGCCATCGCTGGCACGCTGGCCACCGTGTACGTGGCCATTCGCGGCGCCAAGATCGTGTTGAGCATGATCCGGGGCGCTTGATTCGGTCAAGCAATCAAGGGGCGCGGCGAAAGCTCGCCCCTTTTTCTGAGGTGCGCAATGGAAGCTCTTGACTTCACTTCAATCGTTGCCGTTTTTGAGCCATCCAAAGTCATTTTGGCTGTGCTCTTCGTCGCGGGTGCCATCGCTGGTCTGACATGCGTTGTGCTCGCTGCACACGCCACCCTTGCCACCCTTCGCGGCATCTCCGTTCAAGAGCAGAGCGATGGCTTTAGAAGAGCCCTCCGCCATGGTCGCTACCAGAAGAGGTTCGAACGCGAGGCCTTTAATCGGGACTATCGCGAATGGCGATCTAAGCGAATTCGCCAGACCAATCGGAGGCGTTGGAAATGACGAACGCTCAGCTTTGGTACGTCTTCATTTTCGCCTGGGGCATCGTCTGCGGCTGGGCTGTTGTTTCGGGCTTGAGCAAATGAGGTCGCTATGAAACGGATCATCGCGTTCTTGATTGCCTGGGTGTTCCTTCTGGGCACCGCATGTGCTCAGTCCCTGCCAGTTTCTCGCATGCAGTCGGCCATCTCTGCTGCCGTTCAGCAGAAGGCCATCAAGAGAGGATTCGCTCAAAATGACCCAAGGTACGGTGCAACGCTTGATCTGGTTTCTGGTGGTCTTAGCTCTGTTGCTGGGGGTACGGCCGCATTTGTCGTTGCAGGAGCTATTACAGCCCCTGCCTGGGCTACCGTGGCGATTTCTCTTGGCGTGGGAACTGTTGTTACTTATGCGGTTGGTCTCGCCGTGGATGGCATTGTTAGCTGGCTATTTCCGGCGGATTCGTCCGACGCTACGCCGATAACCCAGCACTTCACTCAAGCGGCATCGACTGGTGGTGGTCTCACCGCTGGCGGAGCGTACTGGGTGACGGGCGTTCTACCTGTTTATGCCTCCGATCCGATGTCGGCCATCCAAACGGTGGTCCCGCTGAACTGGCCTGACACCTCGACAAGTCGATATCAGGTCGGAGCATGCACAGACACCACGTCGCCGATCAAGAAGACCTGCTTCGTCAATCGTATCAACAAGTCAACCGGATACAACCAAGCCGACTACTCGACGGTTGCCGCAACATATGTGGCATCTGGCGCACCCGGCACGTGCCAACCGGGATTTGTTTACCGATCTTCAAGTTGTATTCCTGTGCCTGCGCAAGTTCCGGCTGATTCCAAGGTGTCTGCTCAAGCAGCGATCGACGCCTTGCCAGCTTCCGAACTGAACAAGCCTCTCAATCCTGCCGTGGTCGCTGCACTGGCCGACAAGGCTTGGCGGGATGCCGCTGCCAAGCCTGGCTACGCCGGTCTTCCTTACCTTGCCACCGACCCCATCACTGCGGCCGATGTGCAGGCAGTTCGTGAAGCAAATCCTTCGCGATGGCCAACGGTACAAGATTTTGTTTCGCCTCAACCTTCTGCAACGTCACCGTGGGCTCTTCCGTCCAACCCGACGGCGACAAGCCAAGATCCCTCTACGGTGTCCAGCCCCACGACGAATCCCGCAGCATCTCAGCCGCTAATCAATCTTGGTCCGGATCCAGGCATCGGATCACCGACCCTTGAAACAACGCCCACCGCATTGCAGATTCTTCAACCCCTGTTGAATATGTTTCCCGATCTCAGGTCGCTAGTTCTGCCAACCCATCAAGCTACTTGTCCAAAGCCCTCGATCTCAGCTTTTGGTCAATCTTTCGTACTTGATTCGCACTGTGACTTGGCGGAGCAGCAGCGCGCCTCTCTTTACTCGATCATGGCTGCGGTGTGGGCCATCGCTGCTGCGCTCATTGTGTTGAGGGCCTGACCATGTTTGGCATTCTTCTCTCTGCGTTGAACGCGAGCTTGTCGTTCGTCCTTCGGTCTGTGATTGCGAAGTTCTTCGTGTTCTTTGCGCTGTTCTTCATCACGACCGAATTCGTGCAGGTCCTGACTTCTTCAGGCCTCCTGCCGTCTGGCACTTCAGTTGGAAGCGCTCTTGGTGGCATTCCAGCCGCCGTTTGGTACTTCCTCGATCTCTTCAACGTGTCTTCTGGGATGAAGTTGATCTTTGCCGCGTACGCCACACGGTTCATCATTCGACGCATTCCGGTCATAGGTTGACGGCAGACCATGGCAATCAACGTTTACTGTGGACTGCAAGGGTCAGGGAAGTCGTATGAGGTCGTCAGCAGCGTCATTCTTGATGCCGTCCTCAAGGGCCGTCGTGTTGTCACCAACGTTGCTGGCATTGATGAAGAACGAATCCATGCCTATCTGGTCGAACGCAAGGGCGTTGAGAGATCAGCGCTTGGTGTGATCGTGCATGTCGCAAATGATCGGCTGGTTCAGCCTGATTTCTTTCCTGATGAAGAGAAGGCGGGCCAGGAGGCCATAGTCAAGGGCGGTGATCTCGTCGCGATTGACGAGGCCTGGCGCTTCTGGGGCCAGGACAATGGAAAGCTGTCGCACGAGCATATGCAGTTCTTTCGGATGCACCGTCATTACGTGCACCCGGAGACTTCGGTTGCATGCGATGTCGTGCTCATGACGCAGGATGTGACGGGGTTGCATCGTTCAGTTAAGAACGTCGTCGAGTTCACTTTCCGGATGCAGAAGCACAAGAGCCTTGGATTGACCAAGCGCTACCGGGTTGACATCTACGAAGGGTGGAAGATCAACTCCCGCACACGGATTGATCATCGGCAGTGCGCCTACGACCCTGCAATCTTCCCGCTTTATTTGTCATACGCCGGTGGCAAGGGGCAAGAGTCCGCTATCGATAAGAGGCAGAATATTTTTGCCAATCGGACACTTTGGGTTTATGCCGGATTGGCGGTTGCATGCGCGGCCACCTCCATTTATTTTGTCCTGCGATTCTTCACCACGACGCCCGCATCCAAGCCGATTGCAGGTGCGGCCAATTCAGCTCGGGCCACAGCGTCCACAGCTGGCCCGCAGCAAGCTCCAACGCGGGCGCTGCCTGCAATGTCAGAGACATGGCGCATCTCTGGTTCGATTGATGTCGGTTCAGAGCGATGGGTAGTCGTTTCTGACGCATCTGGCCGCATACGCCTGGAGTCGCCGTCGCTCTTTCACGGTACTGGACCCGCCATGATCGGTGAGGTGGATGGCGAAAAGGTATCGACCTGGGCAGGGCCGCTACCCTCATCGTCGAAGGTGGCCACTGAAGCTCTTTCAAGATGAAAAAGCTGCTTGTTCCTCTTGTGTTCATCGTTGCCATGGCTTTTGGCCCGGGTGTTTGGGCACAAGTTCAGCCCGTCAAGTTTGACTTTCAGGCCGTGACGGTCGCCCAGGTGATCAACTTGGTCTACAACCGCGCATTCACCCATCCCTTTGTGATCGACCCTGCCGTCCTGAACGATCAACGTGTCGTTTCGTTCAGATTCGACTCTGGTAAAGGCGATCTGCGTCAGTTCTGGACAGGCTTTTTGGCGTCGCTCGGCATCGTTGTCGAGACACGCTCCGGCGTCGATTTCGTTTCGCTCCGCAAACCTGAGCAATCACAATCTACGGTGCAGGAGCTGTTCGTCTATCGCCCTCGGTTTCGGCCTCTGTCCTACCTCGTAGATGTGCTTGGGGGGCTGTTCAAGATGGGGGCGTTTTCAGTGCAGCGTGGGGTTTCGACTCAGCCAGGTGAACCATCGCCTTCGAACCCTCCGCCAGTCTCGGCTGCGAGCAGCATTCAGGCAGATGCAGACACCCTGGTGTTTCAAGGTAGCCCGCAGGATGTGGCCCGTCTGCGAGTCTTGTTGCGCCAGATCGACGTTCATCCTGGCGAGGTGATGATCTCGGCGGTTGTCTACGAGGTCTCCGCAGGCAAAAGCGACGGCAGTGCCTTTTCCCTTGCTTTGAACCTGCTCGGCGGCAAGCTGGGCCTGTCGCTTGGAGGCGCTCCGGCTCTGTCGAATGCTGTGACGTTCAAGAACGCGAGCATCGATGTTGCGTTGTCGATCCTGGCGAGAGACTCGCGCTTCAAAGCATTGTCCACGCCTCGGCTGCGCGTCCGAAGTGGGGCTCAGGCTCGTTTAATGGTGGGTCAGGACGTGCCGACAGTTGGGGCGGTGTCCTATCCACAGGGCGGTGTTCCTGTGCAATCCATAGAGTATCGGTCCAGCGGGGTCATCCTGGCGCTCATGCCAACCGCATATGAGTCGTCCGTCGATGTGGTGATTGACCAGCAGATCAGCGACTTCGCCAAGACCGAAACCGGGGTGAGCAGCAGTCCCACGCTGACTAAGCGGGCTCTTTCTACCACCGTCACCTTAGGCAATGATGAATTCGTTGTCCTTGGCGGTTTGATGAGCCACAAAGCTGTCGAAGGGACATCGGGCCTTTCATTTCTGCCGCGTCTTCTGCGGGACTCAACCTCGTCGAGCGCCCAAACAGAGGTTCTTCTTCTGCTTCAGGTCTCTCGCGTCTCTGCCGAGTGAAGTCCGTGGGAAGCGGCAGTTAGCGTTTCATCGTGGCCTTTACGGTGATTATCGTAATTACGATAATAGAGGCCTGTCAGAAGCTTCCGACCTGGCTGCCGAACGACCTGTATGGTCTGTGTGGTCACATCTGCATTACATTGTTTGCGTTTCATCGTGGCACAACTGGCGCCCATTCAAGCCTCAAGCATTCGAATGAAGGCTTCCCCTCCACTCAAACCGTCTTCTGTCCCTTCCGATGCTGCCAAGGAGGGCCTCGCATGCTCACGCCCGTCGAACTCGAACAACTTCGTCGGGAAATGAGGGCGGACGGACTATGGGCCAAGGCTGAACTTCTGACCCGTGAGCCGAAGTCACGATGAAACGCTAACAACGTTGTCGCCATTCGGGTGCACAGCAGCGTGCCGACGTGGCGTCATACCTCTCTCATTTGTTTAGCAGGACATTTCCTCTGAATGAAGGACAGTCTGGACCAAGCGATGGTGATCCTTTAGCATCGACTGGCTGCTTTCGCATTGGTATGTAGGAGTCCAAGATGCCTGTTCCTGCTTCGATCCGCTGTCGTGGCTCTGCTGCACGGTCAGTGATGCCTTTGGGCGCCTCGGCCAGTTCGGGCAGATTCTTGACTTCAGGGACTGGCATCTCAAAAGATTTGCTTCGCAAGCTCTCGACGGCCCTTAAAAGAAGAGGCAGACGTTGCGCCATGCGTGAAGCCCATTCATACGGTGTCTTGGTCATCACGCACCGCAACCAGCCCGAAGCCGTGGTCCTGAGCGTTGAGCGCTACCAGGCGCTGCTGTGCCTGGCTCAGCGTGGCAAAGTGCGCGATGCCCTGGACCTGGCGGAGTTGAGGGCACTCTTTGATCGACGGCTTGCATCGCTCAACGGCTCACAGGCCAACCAGGCGCTTACTGCCTTCATGAACGTGCAGAAGTAATTCTCTGGCCGGCGGCTAGCGCCGAGTCGCCGGAATTACCGACATCCTTTAGCCTTGCTCTCGTCGTTCCCCCGGAGGGGGCGGAGGGGGAGAGGACCCCCGCCTGCGGGCGGGGGTGGGATGGGGCATTGTGAAGTAGAGAAGGGCTTCTCGGCCCCGTCTCGCAACATCCCCCATCAAGCC